CATTCACCATTGGCGTTGATGACTGCATTTACATTAAACTCTTCAGCCAGTTCTAATATGTCTTGTGTCATTTCGCGTACCTCTCTAGTTGCGGAGAACGCTAAAAAATCAGCCTTATACCGGCATTTAATTACCCATTCACCATTGGCGCTGATGACTGCATTTACATTAAACTCTTCAGCCAGTTCTAATATGTCTTGTGTCATTTCGCGCACCTCTCTAGTTTATGATTCTTGCAAATATATTCCGCATTAAGCTGCGCAATTGATTTAACCGGAGTAAAACACTTTTCCGAATATCGCTCCAGTCTGCCATCCAAATATCCCATGCCGAACGCCATTACGCACGAGACTAATATTATAACGAGCAGGTCTGTTAGAGTAATGTTCATAGTTTCTCCCAGATTTTACCTGACTTCACCCAAAGCTCTTTTGACAGTGGGTCCATATGCTCTTCTAAAAATACAATGCGCTTACAGGAAGTATTGAGCAATAACTTCAAACAAGCTTTGCAAGGAGACAAAGTCACGTACGCGGTTTCTATGCTCCAAGGATCTCGGCATTGGAGCAAAGCGTTTTGTTCAGCGTGGACTGCTTCGCATGAATCCTGACCAGGCGGAAGGTCGTGGCCTGCACAAGGCTGTATTAAATATCCTTCTGGATTGCTAAAAGTGCTAGGTTTGCGTGGATGCCGCCGTTCATTACAATGTGCCATACCGCTTGCTACGCCATTATAACCAATAGCCGTTATGTGGCCCCTAGCATCAACCAACACACAGCCCACTCCGCGCCGAATGCAGGTTGTTCTGGTCGCCGCTACTTTAGCCAGCTCCATAAAATATTGATCTTTAGAAGGCCGCATTATTCACTCCTTTAAAGTAGGCCAAGGCCCAAGGCCCAAGGCCGTTTTATGGCAAGGCGGCGTCCATCCAGCAGGCTTGATAACGTCGTACTTAGACTTGCGCTTTGACTCTCCAGCATGCAGCGCTTTAACCTTCTGCATGTTCTTCTTCTGCACCTCAGTCCAGAGTGCTTGCCAAGGCAATCCCATCATCAAAGCAGTACCGTGGACCACGTAGCAAAGGTCGACAAGCGCATCAGCCATCTCGTGCATATCCTGCGCGTCGTGCCCCATTTGAAACTCTTTCAGCTCTTCCATCATGAACTTAAACCTGAACTGGAACATCTCCTCAGTCAAGAATGAAGGTTTCTCAGCCATTGGCACTTCAAACTTTTCCTGGAACTTCCTCACGTCATTGTGCTCTGTGTGTATCATAATTTCCTCAAACGCTCATTGGCGCGGCCACTGCGCCGCGATGTTGGTAATTAACAAGCCCTGCCATATCTGGGTGGAAGGCAAATAAGTCTGTGCCTGCTGCAAATCTAATACCAGGCGCCTCGAATGGTATCCTTGACAATACCTCTTCAACTTGCTCAAGGTGGTTCTTATAGATATGTGCATCGCCTAAAAAGAACACTAACCGGCCTGATTTGTAGCCTGTTTTAAGCGCCAAAAGCCGCTGTAGTATAGCATAGCTCGCTACATCGAACGGAAGGCCTAGAAAGAGGTCCGCGGACCTCATTGTCACGCTTAAATCAAGCCTGCCGTCATTAGATACGTAGCACTGGAACATCGTATGACACGGTGGCAGGCAAACCTGGTCAAGTTCGCCAGGGTTATAAGCCGTTACCACATGACGACGGCTCGTAGGATTCTCCATAAGCCCACTAACCAAATTCTTAAGCTGGTCCGTCTCAGTTGGCTCACCACATTCGTCTAGGGCTGACCAGCAGCACCACTGGACACCGTAAATACGGCCAAGATCGCCGGGGAACAAATCCGTCTTGTTTACCCAGCCTGCGGCTAACGCATTAGCGTCCCAGATAGTGCAGCCCATTTTATGGAAATCTTCCAGGTTGTCGTAGCCCTGGATAAAACAAGCAAGCTCTGCAGCCACTTGTTTAAATGCCAAGCGCTTGGTTGTGACGGCAGGGAATGTTTCGCTGTTGTCAAACTCCAGCATCTCACCGAACACAGCGAGCGTGCCTGTGCCAGTGCGATCGTTACGCGGCTCCCCTTGCTGCAGAACCTTCCTAAGTATTTGGTGCCACTGTCTCATTTTTATTCTCCAAAGATGCGATATAGAAACCGGCGTAATTTATCAAGTCGAGACAAGTATCCTTTAACCCTTCAAAATTCGCCTCGCCGCCTTCCAACTGCTTCTGGCTTAGCGACACAAAGCGCTGCGCTTTGATGGAGAGCATCGTGGCGTGGCTGGCCAGTCCCATAGGAAAGTATGCCGAGCGGTCTACATTGTGGATGTCTACGTCCTTCCCATGATTGTAGTCTTGGCTCTTCTTAACACAAAGCAATGCTGCTTCCGCCAAAGCTCCAGGATGCCCGGCTCGAGAAGCCAAGACCATCAACAATAACTCCGATGGCAGTGCCTTAGCATCAATCAACTGTTGTGCGGTAAACTCAGCCATATTAGCCTCCAGCTTTCACTTTATTGCGGTACCAAGCGATCGATGCACCAGTGGTCTTGGCATCGGGGAATTTCTGCTCAACCATTGCCAGAATATCAGGATTTGTTTTGCCGAGCTTGATCTGTTCAATGCAGAAACTGCCGATGCTCTGCTTCTTCTCAGCCTTCGGAGCGACGTCCGCAGCGCTGAGTTTACCCGGTGCAATGAGCGGCGCTTTCTTCTCCATGTACTTAGATGGCTTTGGTGCACTTTTTTCAGCTGTCACAGCTATAGATACAGCTTCTTTTGTCCTGCGAGCCGACACACTGACCGCCTTTGGAAGCGCGTGATTAGTCGCTTGAGCTTTTGTGATCGCCTCAATTTCTAGAGCTGCTATATTGGCAATCAACTTTTCCTTAGCGCCTTTATAGCCTTTCAGATCAGGTTTGTTTTGTTTCTTCGCCAGCATGTTGTAAATACCGACGAGTTCTGCAGTTGTCTTGGTAATCATTCTAAGTCTCCATTAAGCTAAGAAATAAGTTGTGAAGCTTTACAACTTGTGAACATTATACCTAGGTCATAGGCCTATGTAACCCTACGATTGCACTTTAATCACAACTAGCAAAAGCGCCTATTAAGACAAAGGCAATTACAAAGCCCACAGCAAATCCTTCTAAAAATACCTCGTTCATTTCCCGCTCCTTTGTAATCGACGTTGTTGAGAATATTCTTTCATAGCATCCAGCAGCGAGCCCTGTGTTCTCTTCTTCCGTTTCAAGGCAAGCAGCTTGGCTTCGTCCACTGTGTCTTTGGCGACGATAAAGTGATTGAAGACTTTCTCTGACGTATTGCCTGACCTCAGCAGACGGCGCGTCAACTGGTCAAACAGCTCATAATCCCAGCAAATGGAGTGCCAGATAATATGCTGGCTATTGTTGTCTTGCAAATTCAGCCCGTGGCTCATAGCCTGCGGGTGCCCGAGTAGAATAGGTATCTCTCCACGGTTCCAAGCATCGACAATCTGGTCGGACTTCTTAGGCGACACGCCGCCGCCAATGACTGGCGTGTCCTTGCCGAATCTTTTCAACAGCCGCTCCAGATCGTGCTCATAGTCGTAGACCACGATCACAGGGGCACCATTCAGCTCTTCAATAATATCTTCTACGGCGTCCAGCTTCTCTTCATGAAGATTCTGCCATTCACGCTTACCTACTTTCTGGCCGAGGTCGTTGATCTCCTGATTAAGGAATAAGCCCCCGTTGGCAACCTGAGAACACTTTACGCTCGCTACTGCGGCATTCACAGCAGTGACAGTATTATCTTCCAGCATTGTAATGAGGTCGTTCTCCAGTTCGTCATAAATCTTACGCACAGGTTTTGGCAGCTCGATCTTGATCGTATTCTCGACGAGTTTAGGCAGTTTCAGGTAGTCTTCTTCGGCAATCCTATACACAACTGGCCCAATTCGCTCATAAATCTGCTCCTCAGCCTCAGGACGTAGCGCCCAGGTGTAGCCGCCGTACCCTGTAGGGTAAAAGTACGAGGCGCGGTAGTGCGTGATGTACTGGCCGAGCGAGCGGCCGAGGTCAAGCACATACATAATGCCAAATAGGTCCAGCAAACCATTAGGCGCCGGACTGCCAGTAAGGCCCCAACGTCTCGCGAACTTATTAAGGTGGGGTTTTAGCACTTGAAAGCGCCCTGAATTGGAATGCTTGAACTTGCTGATTTCATCCACAATTAAAGTATCAACTCCTAATTGCTTAAAGTTCTTCAAGTCGTACGTAATCACGGACTTCTTACCGCCCGGCGTTTTAGTGGTAGTTACGCCAAATAACCAAGAAAGACCCTCTGGGTTTATAAGGTAAATATCTGCGTCTCTCTTTAGTGCGGCTTCTTTGTCAGGCCCATGCAATATTTCAACTCGTAAATGATTGAAGTCTTTCCATTTCTGAATCTCTTTAGGCCAGACGCTGTAACAGACTCGCAGTGGCGCAATAATCAACACGCGCTTGAGTAGCTTTTCTTTTTTCAGTATTTTAATCGCTGCGAGAGTAGTGCTAGTTTTGCGCAAGCCTGGGGCTAAGAACAATCCAGCAGCCGCGTGTTCCAGCAAGAATTTACACCCTTCTAGCTGGTACTCTTCAGGCTGCCAAGATTGAGCCTCGCCCCTGACGGGCTTAACTCCTTTCTTAGTCATTTTGCATCTTTCTTAACGGTTCCATGAATTATTACTTCTAATAGTTTTAGCAGAGCCATAAGTTATGCCAAGTTCTTCGGCTAAAGCTTTAAGCTCACCTCGCTTTAATGGGCCGCGCAAGCGCTCTACCTTGGCACTAGTTAACTTAGCGTTTGGATTGTCGGTACCAATCATACCTTTTTGTAAGCCACTTTTATAGCTATCTTTTGTGTTTTCAGATTGTGTGCCAGCTTTAAGATGCTTTGGATTTACACAAAGCTTATTGTTGCAAGTGTGCATTATTACTTCCTCAGTGATAGGGCCGTTAAAAAACATCCAAGACAACCTATGCGCCGAAATGCCTCCTAAACCTCTTGGCCCAAAGTTTATCTGACCGTAGCCTCGACCTTTAGTGCCTGTCCACAACCAGCAGTCATCAGGCCCTGCCTTTTTAACTTTAATCCAAAACCTATTCCATAAAGAAAGCTGCCATTTCATAAATTCAATTGCAAGCTCAAAAGTATCATGCACTTCAACTGAGTACCCAAGATTTGTAAGCTGCTTAATAACATGCACTTGAAGCGGCCTAGGTTTTTCGCCTAAAGCTTTTACTTCTACAAAATAAGGCCGGCCACCTGGCAGAAAAAACAACCTGTCAGGCCAACCCCGGCGGCCTAAAATATTAAGCTTGATAGATAGCACGCCATGTGCTTCAGCCCATGCTACAAGCTTCTTTTCAGTAACTGCTTCTTTTACCCGGCGCACGGCACTCTCCTCAAAATTCACATGTCCCAGGACCACCCTTAGCGATTCCTGACTGGCCATAAAAGCACCAACGGCATTCGCTTGACGGCTTCGGCGCAAAGCGGGCGTCGGCTAACATTGGCTTGACTTGCTTAAGCCAATAAGTCTTGAGTTTAGGCACTTCAGCTTTGTCGTAGATCTTTGGTTCTTCAGGAACCTCGTGACCGCTGTCAAGGTACCATAACCGCACATCCACCTTGTCAACTGTCGGGAACTTCAAGAATGCGCCAAGCGCATAAAGGGCCAGCTGTTCTAGATGCGATTCGCGAATTTTCCCTGTTTTATTATCCACTACGAGCAGCGTGTTGGTGTCAAGATTCAAAGAGTAGATATCGGTCTTCACACGACACCAAGCATCCTTAGCGAACCAGTCAACTTCATTCCACTTAACATCAAACGCCCATTGATCTTCGCACACAGCGCGGCGCTTGTTCAACTCTTTAAACTCAGCCTCAAATGCCTTCAACTCTGGGATACACTTCTTTGTGCGGCCCATGATAAAATCTTCTGCCGCTTTGCCGATTGCGGACCCGCGCTCCATCGCCTGATTGCTCGGCTCTTTGATTTTATCGACGTGCTTAAACTTTGCCTTGAGAGGACAAGACCTGTAGTCTTGAAGTCTTGAAAAGCTCCATGCTTCTATTTTGCCAGCCATATCAAGCCGCCTTTCTGTTTTGGCGAACGTAACCTTTAGCGAGCCAAAAGCGATGGGCCATAGCGAGTGTTGGATTTACCATGTGCTGCTGGTTAGCAAATTCTAAAGGATTAGCTTTAGTCAATTTAACTATTTGTACTCTGCCTACCTTATCTACAAACTTAACATTATTCATTTCCTGCTCCTCACATATCAATTGAACTTCTAAATCCCAAGAACACAGGGTGACGTGGTTTGTCTTTTGCACCCACTTCAAAGTGCTTATACTTCACTACTAAACCACCAAGCTTGTTGCGCGTTGCCCATAGCTCGTCGCGAGTGCGCTGGTCAAAACCTGTGCCAACTTCAAACTCAACACCTGTCTTCAAGTCGCGCACCTTTAAAGCGCCAAGTGTGCCAGCCGCAACCATACCGCCTTTCTTATGCGATCTGGCGGTAGCGCCAAGCTCGTTGGTCGTTGCCTCATTCTCATTGTGCTGCAGCTCAACAAAGCCAATAATCATCGCCTCACTGTCTGTGAAGCGCTTAAGTTTTAGCAGAATGCCTTCTTTAAGAGTTGACCGACCATGCTTATAAGGCCCCTCAAACGACCTCAGAATCACACCCTCATAGCCTTCTGTGATAATCTTCTGCTCGTAGGCTTGTAGCTGCTCAACGTCGTCTATTCTAGACTGCTTAAGAAGCTCTATGCTCAGCGAGTTCTTAACCACAATCTTCTCAAGTCTTGCATGGCGGTCTAAATACATTCCAGGCTCATCATGCTTGTCAAACACATAGTATGTGAAATCAAACGAGTGCTTTTCAATTGCCATCACATGCGAGACGGTCTTTGTATAGCAGTCCTTCGCTGTTGGGCTGCCGATAATCAACTCGCCGTCAAGCCCTTCGTACCCTGCTTTTGACAATAGCGTCTGAATATAAATATTCGGGATAGGCTTCAATGAACGTGACAACAGCTTACCACCCTTCACTAAGCCCCGCACTCCATCAAGCTTAGGGCTGGCGAATAATGGGAAGTTCAAATCCGACAACTCTTTTACTGTACCTGCTAATAATGGCTTCATAATGCCTTCTCCTCAAACTTTGTTAATGACCCCCAATTAAGGCCAGTGGCGCCGTCAGACAGCATTGGCACATCGAACTCCACGGACGCCATTACCTCTCTCAGCAGCTGCATCTCAGACTTCACATATTTCTTTGGCACGCTGAGGTTAATTTCATCGTGCACGCTGAGCAAAACCCTGCCTTTGTTCCTTGCAGTGTCATAGCGTATGATGGCTTCTTTTGTACAGTCAGCAGAGGAGCCTTGAATTAAATAATTCAAAAGTTTATATTCGTACGTCTGCATACGATTATACTTATCAGACCACTTTGCCTCTTCGCAGTAGTATTGCCTCCCGCCCCAAGTTGTTAGTGGCCTATTCTCCGCTGCATATTGCTTAAGCCCGTCTTGCAATTCTTTCAGCTCGGGGAAAATGCCAAGGTACGCGCCTTTGATCTTCTTCGCCGTGTTTACATCAACATTCAACCGCTCCGCAAGTGCGCCAAGCCCCATACCATAAAGCAATCCAAAGCCCAAGGTCTTTGTGTCGTCGCGTGTTACTGGTATGCCAAAATTGTCGTTGATAAGCTTAGCCGCAAGATCATGCACATCGAGCGTCGGGTCTAACCCAAACTTCTCCATCAGCACACCATCCCCAAAGTGGCCTAGCACACGTAGTTCCTGTTGCATATAATCTCGCTTGCACCAGACTTCGTCGCCAAAAGGGAGCATATAGAACCGCATAAAAGGCAATTCTGGCAGGCCTTTAAGGTGCTTAGGATGTGAATATGCGTTCTTGCCTGTCGAGCGTTCTTTAAACTCCTTAGGGGTGTTCATAAAGCGTGATGCTGACAACCGGCCTGTGCGAGCACCTGCAGTGTCTGAGCCGTATGCTTGGCGTACTTGATTCCACGATGGGTGAACTATTCCATTATTCGCTGCCGCTTCTGTATACCACGGCTTCAAGAACGTGCCTAGCGCTGTACTGAGTCTTGCACGATACTGTAGAGCGCTCAGCATCTTGGCATTTGTAATGGCGCCAATCAAGCTGTCCTTGGCTACTGATACTCGCCCTGTGGCGGTCAATAAGAAAAGATCCTGGTCAGCGTTCTTAGATTGAATCAAAGCATCAGCCAACTCAGTGTCTGAATCAATATTAAATCCAGCACCAACCTTCAGTTGCTTGCGAATCCAAGTGTCAATTTGAATACTAGCCTTCTCGTATTGCTCAACATCCATCTCCGCGCGCTTAACGTCGAATTGAACACCCTGATGCTCATTCTTTAGCAGAATAGGCAGCAATTGTCGCTCGCGGTTATAGGCAGCACCCATGCCTCTTGAAACAACACGAGGGTAGAGCAGGTCGAATATCTGCTTGGTCCTAGTCACGTCGCCATTCGCATACTTGCCGACTAAGCCGCCTGGAATCTTACAAATCAGGCCGCCCCAGTTCTTCACGTTGCTAGCGATCACTTTGTTGGCAACCAACCAATCGCGCAAAGCATCCTGCTCCTCAGGCGGCAAACCTAGTAGTCTTTCAGATGCCGGTTTCAATGCTAATGTTGTTGAGTGAGGCTCGTCAAGGAATACTAAAAACATCGTGTCGTGCACAAATTCCCAACTTGGCACCTTTAAACCCCAATGTGTTTCCGCACAATCCAAATCAAACTTAGCATTGTGACAGAGCAGCCCGTCTCCGGCCATTGCTTTAGCATACGCAGCTCCCAATGCGCGCTTAGCATCGGCTTCTGTGCAATTGTTTTCTGTTGGGTGTCCGAAGGCATAATATTTTGGCTTTCTCTCGCCTGGTAATAATATGCTTACCCCTACAGGCTTAGGCGGGTAAAGCGGCCAAGCTTCTATGCTTTCAGTTTCAAAGTCAAAGACAACCGGTCTAGGTAGCTTAGTAGCCATAATTAACCCACCATCGACAACAATTCAGAGCGCTCACGATTTGCCCGCAGTCTGTTATAGCGTGCGTGGCATCGTAAGAGCACCTGCACTCGGCGTTTGCCTTTCTTCTCAGCCTCAAGCAACGCCTGCGCATACTCCTCAGAGGCGCCTCTCAAGGCTGTGTTCGTGGTCTCCCACTTGCCTAATACTTCCAGGGATTTTTGTGTAATCGCAGCCATGAGAGTTCTCCTTAGAATTTACGACGCGCTGTTGCTGCAGTTTTTACGGGAGCCGCTGCCGCCTTGCCAACAGAAGGGCGAGGTGCTGTGGCCTTAGTTGCTGGTTTCCGTGCCGGGGCTTTGCCTGGCTTGAAAGAGGCAGCTTCATTCGCAGCATACGGCATCATCAGAGCATCCTCGGAAGCATCTGCTTTGTTAAGCAACGCGCCGATGACCTCGCCGTCTTCAATCGCTTCTACGGCTCTGAAATTGACCTTGAATTGACTCTTTGCGTCAGGTGTAACGCTGATCTCAGTGATGTAGGCCAAAGGTGGTTTGTTCGCGGCAGACAGCTGGTTCACGTAGCCGGCCCAGGATTTCACGGAGGTCACAGGGATCTTCAAGAATGCGACCTCAGCTTCTCCAACGCTCTCAGCGCTTTCAGCCGAGTCTGCAGGTATCATAGACAAGCGACGGATGTTCTTGCATGCTTTGCCTTTGCCGCCATCCTGGTCAGAGCCCCATTCATTCATTGGGCAGCCCGTGCATGTTTCATTTTGAGGCTCTTCCACATTTGCATGCGGCGCCATCTCGTCTTCGTCACGACCAAATGCAAAGCACACTGGACCAGAAGCATTGTTGGGATCGAACTTGCCTTCATACATGTGATTCTCAAGGATCGCATCCAGGATCACCACGTTCATTTTGTTACCAGGTACTGGATTGCCGTTGTACGACATCACGCCGCTCTTCAGCGAAATGAATCCACCTGTTGCGACTGATGCTTCTGCCTTCTTTGCTTTTTGAGCGCGTGCTGCAAGAGCCTCGTCCCAGGAAACAAGTGAAGTTCCTGCTTTTTTCTTTGGTGCTGTTGCCATGATGATTCTCCTTAGACTTTATTGATCGAAACGCCCGTTACTGTAAACTTACCAACACCTTCAACAACTTGTCCTGCTTCCCACTTTTCTTTTACCATTGCATCGCCAAGCCGTCGTTGTAGCATCGCAAAAGCACCGTCTTGCTGGCCGTCTTTCTTCTTGGCGTGCTTTGTATAATCTGCGACAATGGCCGCGTAGACTTTGCCCCAGTCCTCGACACGCGGCACATCTTTCGTTGTCACTGTCACCCTTGCAAGATGGCCTGATACACCTCCTGCGTCGGACTTAGGTAGATTCTCAATGAGATGATGCTTTAAGGCATTCTCCATTGCTTCCAATTCGTCGACTTGTTTTTGCAAGGCCAGACGAGCATTGCGAGTATTCCACAACGCATCTGCCGCAAAGCCCAAGGTCTTTGGCTTCTTCCAACCTTCAGGATATTTATAAGGCTTTTCTTCTTCGCCGCCTGTTTTGCTAGCTTGTGCTGCTTTTGCCCTCAGTGCTTTATCAACAGCGCCTGCTGACACTTCTACTATGTTTAATGGTTTTGCCATGATGCCCTCCGCTATGTTGTTGAGGAGACGAGCCCACTAAGAGCCCGTCGTGCCCTGATAATTACTCTGCTGCCGGTGTGATTGCTGCTTTGACTGCTGCCGCAATGCGAGCACGTTCTGCCTTGATCGCCTTTGCAACTGCTTTGTCGACCGCTACTTGAACATCTTCAGGAGTGATTACTTTTGCCATGATGTATTACCTTTCTTAATGCGCTGGATAAATCGGCACCAGCAAAATGCCGTACTACGAAATCTTCCTGGTCGGCGTCACAGTGGCCAGGACCTGCTTTTGACTTAGTTTCAGCTAAGCCCGACACTCGATTGGGACTATGCAAAGTGGGACTTGCGCACATCGAGCCGCCCTACCTTAAACCACGGAGGAGTAAGTCTTATTCAGTTCTGTAATTCGCATTCAACCAATCAATGATGCCACCCTTGCTGGTTGGAATGTCCACTGTTTCCATTGTCACTTCATTCAGCTTAATATCCAGCTCTTCCGTCAACTCGCGACGGAACTTCTTTGCTGCTGCATCACTTGAACCCCAACGCACGTGTATTGTTGGACTTTCACCGGTAGGTCCTGCGGTTACTTTATAAACTACGGCCATTTCAATCTCCTTTGTTATCAAAATTCCTGCCTGTACCGCGGCAGGCCTTGCACTTCACTTCTGTCTTACTTGTGAATCCTTTTTGCTTCCATATAACGCCTGATCCGCTGCACGCTGCACACACGCCTGTTGCTATATCAAGCTCGTTGTCATACCTTAAACGAGCCTTAGGGTCACTCAAAACTGTATAAGCAGCGCTAAGTTCAGCAAACTTAGACGAAGCCTCAGAACTGCCCCCAAAACGATCCGGATGACACTCTCTGGCTAGCTTCTTCCACGCTGCTTTCAGTTCTTCCTGGCCTGTACTGCGAGTGATGCCTAAGATTTCATAGTTCGTTTTCATAAGTTAATTATAAGTTGTGAAGCTTCTCGTGTAACCCATCAAAATTCAGCCGTAGCCGTCGCCCATTTTAAGCTCCTCGCATCATTGCGTCTTTGCTTGCTTCACGCCGATACTCTGCAGCACATTCGCGCTCTTTAATGATGCTTTCAGAAGCATATCCATTGCCTTCATCAAACAATCGCTGAAATTGAGCATCTGAAAGTAGCGACTGAATATCTACGCGACTGCGATCTTTTTCCAAGTACACTAGGTCAATTGAGTACCCGGCCGGCCATCCTGTGCTTGCATCTCCGCGATCATAGTCGCCTTCTACTGTGACAGCAATGTCTTCACCCACTGTCGTGCTGAATATATGTTTCATGTTAACCTCCCGCCATCGCGGTGTTATAGTCCATTGTCATTGCCAGCGCCATCAAGCACGCAATCAACGTCAGCTGCCAAACCATCGAGCCTAGCACTTTAGCACGTTCAAATCTCGCCGGCGACACGATAACCTGATCCCCTTTGCAAGGCCCGTTAAGGTATTCTACCAACCAACCTGGTTGGCCTCCGAAGCGCTCTGTGTGACACTCCATAATGGTCCATACTTCCGAGCCGTTGGGCATTTGATAAATTGCTTTTGGTTTCACTGTTACATATTTCTGCGTCATGATCTTTTCTCCATTGGTTTAAATAATTACGCTTCAAAAGGGGTGCAGCTCAGTAAAGTGGAACTCAATATAATTCGCCGTCTTTATTTCTAAAGGCCGAAAGCGTGCCAAGCGAACTCCCAACTTTAGAAAACCAAAGAATTGACGCATTGCCGTACACCCGCGCATCGCCGTACACCCACGCATTGCCGGACACCCGCGCATTGCCGGACACCTGCGCATTGCCGTACACCTGCGCATTGCCGTACACCTGCGCATTGTCGTACACCCACGCATTGCCGTACACCCGCGCATCGCCGTACACCCGCGCATCGCCGTACATCCGCGCATCGCCGTACACCCACGCATTGTCGTACACCCACGCATCGCCGTACACCCACGCATTGCCGGACACCCACGCACTGCCGGACACCCACGCATTGCCGGACACCTGCGCATTGCCGTACATCCGCGCATCGCCGTGCACCCACGCATTGCCGTACACCTGCGCATCGCCGTACACCCGCGCATTGCCGGACACCCACGCATTGCCGTACACCTGCGCATCGCCGTACACCC